AGCCAGAGTCATACCCATAGGCGGAAAGGGTAGGTTCCTTTTCCGAGGTGCCGCCCTGCTCTTCGGGCTGTTCGACAATGAATTGCTCTCTAGTCCAGAGGTCACGCTCAACTGGCTTAAAACGTCCATAGTCCAGTGCCATCGTGGACTCAGCGGCGGTGGCGAGTCCGTGGGCAATCAGTTCGTTATCTGGTGGCTCAACCACCACACGCTCTAGCGATTTACGAATACGGCCTGCCATGTTGTTAGCGACCTTCTGGGTGTGCGAACCAAGCAGTAATCGCACCCCACGGTCACGGCAGATAATCCAACAGATGAGGTCGTGGATAAGGGTAGTCTTACCGGAACCAGGTGGCATGTTCATAACCACGTATTCCTTTTCCGGCGTCTCTAGCAATTCTACTAGGGTGACACCGGCCTCTTCCTGCCACGGGGTCGAGATACGACCAAAGTAACGCTGGCGGAAATAGCCGAAGTCCTCTAGGGCACGTTGGGCTTCAGGGCTGAGTTTCTCGTAGGGGCGTGGGCCTTCGAGTTTCGCCTCTACTTTTAGTTCACGATAGTTACGAGCTGATGAGTCAATGTCATCAGACTCCTTGAGGGTCTTAACTGCCTTCTCAAGTCGGTGTCCGGTGGACTCGGACATCTTGGCTTTGCGAGCAGAGTCAGCAATAGAGAAGCCTGCCGAGCGAGCCTCAAAATACTTCTTACGTTGTATTGCGCTAATTGCCACTGTTGATTACCGAATGTAAAAGCCCAAGCGTTCTGTACCGTGGTAAGTCGCCTGGGGTAATAGAGAATACCGAGGAACCCCCGTCCTTGTAGTCCTTGACTGCGACTACAAGAACGAAGTCCTCGATGACTGGCATTTGCCACGAATCGTCTTGTCCAAGATCGAGCGTGGTAAGAAAGCCAGCTAGGTTAAGGTCAAGCCACTTGCGTAGCGATAAACCAATGTCAAACGGTTTAGGCGGTTGGTCCATTTGTCGTTGCTACTGGGGTCACGGCGTTCTCGGCAACCTTAGCGGTTGTGGCGATGGTCGCCAAAGCGGCCTGCAACTGACGGTGGGTAAGAAGGTGGTACGCCTCAATGGCTCCGGCAACGACGACTGGCAGTGAGGTAGCAATAGCCTGAACTACTGCTGGTTCCTTAAAGCCTGGGTGGATTAGTGCAACGACACTGAAAGCCGCCGCAAACAGGGCAGTAAGATGGGCTGACACTACGTTGGTCTTGATTTTCATTTTTGTCTCCTTGACGGTATAGGGTTAATGCTATCACAGCGTATGTAGCGAGGTCTATAAGACTGTCCTCTACGCCTTCATTCGCCAGCTTGCTACCTTGTGCTACGGCCTGCAAACGGCGAATCTTGTCGTTGGCACGGACGAGGGTGCCAATCCAATCTGGTATGCCCCAGTCCTCTGAGGCTTGGACATTAGCGAACGGCTTGTCGGGTCGCCCGTAGTCTCTTGACTTCTTAAGGTGCATTTCCTTAATGTCATTGAGCGCAATAATAAAAGCGGCGGAGTCGTTCATTCCCATTCCTCAGCGTCGAAGCAATACTCATGGGCGTCCATAATCTTTTCCCAAGGAACGATGGTAAAAGTCTTGTCCTTGACGGATCGTACCGAGACACCTTCCTCATCTGCTTGTATTACAAAGTCGCTACTACTAAATAATTCAATCATTTCTTTTTACGAGACTTTCCTGCGACGTTGAGGGCGATGGCGATGGCTTGCTTTTGGGGCTTGCCTGCCTTCATCTCAGTCTTGATGTTCTCGCTTACAGCCTTCTGGGATTTACCCTTCTTGAGTGGCATTGGTGTTCCTTTCGTTATAGGGCAATACTAGTGTCGTGACGCCGTGCGTAGTGGTATCAAAGACTTGATACCACGGACTAGCCCCTGTCAGCGAAGCGTAAAAAAAATTTTTATTTTTTAGGTAGGGTAAGTATCTTATAGGGGGATTGCACATAGACGTTATGTAAAGCAGAGGCCGCAAGGGTAGCTTGGAGTATGGGTCCAACTCCGAAGTCCGAGGTCATGTAGAGGGCCGAGAGTGCGCCTAGTGCGATGTCGGCTTGGCCCACCGCCATGTATTTGTCTTTGTAGTGGCACACGCTGAGGTCGTCACCTATGGACCACAGCCCCTTGCCATTTGTAGTCAAAACTTCCCAGTCTCCGAGTTCGACGTTAAGACCGGCTATCTCTCTTGCTATGACATCTCGTAGTGCGTAGGGTTCGCCCACTTTCGCAGTCCGAGCTATCTCCATAATCTTGATTGAGCCACAAACGCCCACTAGCCAGGGTCCGGACTTCCACACTTTAGGATCAGCCAACGTCGAGGCTATCGAACCATCGAAGGCACCGGAGTCTCCGGCTATGCCGTACTCGGTGTCCGAAATGATTGCCGCAATAACCGTCATGGCACCAAGTATAGTGTATAGTCAGTTCTGGTGGTTTTCCCCCTTTTTCCACCAGCCGCAGACCCCGACTTGTGTACCTTCTCTACATGAGTCGGGGTGCTGCATTTCTGAGCCAACTGGTACAACATCTGGTATTACAATCTGTAGTCTAGAAACTCTTCAATCTGTAGCCTAGAAACACTAAACCCCCCAACCGAAGTCAGGGGGTTCAGTATCTAAAGTTATCAAGTGTCGAGGCAGACAGATGATTGTTTGGGATTTTCTCCCTAGTACCAACTTGGTACGCCGACACCTTAGCAGGTGGTAGCGACTGCCTACTTCTTTTTCTTTTTCTTTTTTGGCTGAATCAACGGCTTGGCAGCGTACTTTTGGTTAGCAGTATCGAGGGTCTTTTTGCCGTGCTTGTTAAAGGGTTGGCCACAGCCGCAGGTTAAACACATGACTCTAGGCTACCATAAAGATTTTTGACCGGCGTGTACCATTCGGGCCCCGTGATGGTGTATGATGGTAGGGTACTTACAATTTAACTTTGGCTTCGGCCCCTTATCCGCCAGGTGAGTTAGCGGTTGCAGGTGAGAATCCTCACGGAACACTGAGTCCGTAGCTAGGCGGTTAGAGCGTCATTCGGTTAGCGCACCCTGAAACATGTTGGACTTGTGGTTTAGGGAAATGTCGAGGTCCTCGGACCACAGACGGGCCTTGCGCTGTGCGGTCTGGATTGCAGACTCTTTTGAGTTGAGGGAAATGCGGGAATAGGTGTAAGTAAATACTGCTGCGAAGCAGTCTTATTATCTATCTGGCTATGGCGGTAGATGTAGTCGAGGGATCGTCAGCCCTAACTTCGAGTCAGCCCTGGTGCTTCTCACTTAGATAAAAAACATCTCTAAGACAGCCCACCACTGAACCCAGCTGACACCACTTTTGATAGCCCCAGCAGCCAACTTTCTGACAGTCCAGGTTGAGGCTAAAAGCGATGGTCGAGAATCACGCAACTCTGAGTCCGTTTTCAAGCAAAAGCCTTGGGAAAAAGCGGAAATGACAGTTTCCCAGAGAGGTGATAAACTAACTATAAACTACTACCCCGTGGGCAAACCCCCCGTCAAACCGTGCGGAGAGTGTGAGAGCGGTGAGAGTGTGGGGAGTGGGGTGAATGCCCGATAGGCTTTACCCTTACCTCTCCCATCTCAACCCTAAAAACGAAAGGACCGGCCCCTAAGGACCGGCCCTCTCATTCCTTTAGTTGATCATCTCAGGTAGCTAAACGCTCCAGCTAGGACCGTTAAAGAAACCAGGACCCAGTAGCAACGCATTTCACTATTCATTGGGCCACGCTCCAGTAATTACGCTTCAAATGTTCTAGGAATAAGGACCGGCAAACCCTCTCAGGGTAGCCGTAATAGCGGACAGTCTCTAGCCAGGTATCGTATCCATCGGTGACAAACTCGCTAACCGCTAATGCTCCGTCGCTAGGGGTCCGCATAACCATAAATTCATCGGCCTTACTCATTAGCGGCCTTAATGATCTCACGGGCAAACCGACGAGCGGCGGCGAGCGTATAGAACTCTCCCAGGCGGCTATTGGTAATAGCATCATCTCCCCAAACGCTCACCCGATACTGGCGGCCCCCGTAAGGTGGCTGGACACTATCTATTAGCAACCGGCCGCCAATCATCTCATTGAAGCGGGCCCCGAAGAAACGCACCGCTCCATCTGAAAAGTAGAACTTACCGGCGGCGGCGTGAGCTGCCTTCAACTGGCCTAGTGAGCTCCAGGGCCCTGGCGTAGTGTGGCGTTCGATAAATGAACGTTCGACATCGTCACGGCATAAATAGCCCGTGACAATGAAACCAGGCTCCACGAGGTAGCTGTCTCCATAGTCCTCGTCACGGACCGTCTCCCAAACGTTAAGTGTCCGCTCCATTAGTTAGCCGTCACTGTCAAACTAGATGAAACGATAGTGCCGTTAATGGGGCTGACCATTCTATTAAGGTCCGCGATCTCGTAATCGCCAAACGAGGTTAGGCTACCGATTAGTGCCATCTCTGCAAGCTTAATAGACCCGTTAATGTCTGCAGCCTTAATAGAGATAACAAACTCATCTCCCAATTCTACGACGCTAACCCAGTCTATGCCCTGGCCCGCTAGGTAATCTCTCAGGAGATTAACGGGATAGTCTCCCATCTCCCCTAGAAACTCGTTTTTAGTGTCAATACTCATTTTCTGCTCCTTTATTTAGCCCGTAGTCATCGGGATACATCTATTAAACCAGACTCTAGGCCCCGTGTCAAACATTCTTAGGACCAATTCTAAGAAACCTGAGAAAGACTAAACCGGCGGCAATTCTGCCGCCGGTAGTCTCTCATTCTCTAATGTCGTTTAGTCCCGTTGATCTCTCCCCATTCTTAACGCCAGATAAACCAGGACCAGGACCCCTACTAAACCAGTAGCACCTACTACCGGCAGATAACCGGCGACGGGATAACCAGGGGAGCTAGTAGCGGCGTGGTCCCTGAGATAGTGAAACACTACGAACCAGGACGGGATCGAACCAAACGCTACTAGATAGTCTCGCAGGGTCATCTCGAACCCTTTAGACTGGCGTAGCCGATTAGGAATACACTGGCAGCGATAACACCGCCGAATAATGGCAAGTGATCCGGACCGCATACCCTAATGTCGCAGCTCATTACATTGGTATCGAACCAGTGTAAGAAACCCCGAACCAGTAGAAACACTACTAAGGCCACTAACCAAGCCAACTTGTCGGACCTACTCATAAGTCACCTCGGACCATTCGCAATCAGGCCAACTAAGGCCCTCAATCTCGATAGCTCCAATAAGGTCCACCCAGTTATCTATCATCGCCTCGGCGGCCTCGGTAGTGTCAGCCTCGACACAAACCCAAGCCGTAAATTGGTATAGGCGGCTAGTCATTAGTCACCTCGATTACAACCTGGTCCTCGAACTCGTCCCATTCCCAAGAGTCCTTAGCCTCGGTAGAGTCTCCCCAGTCTGCCACTTCTAAAGCGTGGTCCTGGTCCTCGGCCTCAACCTGAACCTCGCACCAAACTGTAGCCTTACGCTGAACTATAAACTTAGGCATTAGTCACCTCGAACCAGTCGCAGTCCTCAAAAGTTAATGCCCAGGGACGGTCCGGTAATGCTTGAACCGTCGCAAGAATGTCTAGCCACCTGTTGATGATTACCTCGGCGGCCTCGACACTCTCGGCCTCAACCGTTAGGCCGGTAGTGAATTGGTAATGATACTTAATCATCGTGGATCACCTACCCAAGTGACACGGGCGTAAGACTGCCGCTCGTAGTCATTTAGGCCGTGCGCACTAATCGCCCAGTCCTCAATGGTAGTCAAGCTATCTACTTCATCGGTATTAACCATTACCTTAAAACTAATCTCAACCTCAACCTGGCGATACTTACGGACTACATAGTAGTCATCGAACCAGTGGTCTTTCCACTCCGGCGATTTCTCATCAGGCTCGGGGTCATTGACGTAGATGTAATCCCAGCCTTCCTCGAAACTGTCGAACTCCTTACCACCGAAAAAGACATTACCGGCCCAGTCCTGAACTATCCACTTATCCATTAGCCACCTCATCGTAGGCCTGGCGCAAATTGTCAAACATTTCAGAAAACGCAAAACCGCTTAACCTCTTCCAACGGCGAACCACCTCGGCCCAGTCGCTATCTGAAATCTGAAACATAATTTCGGCCTCAAAGTCATCTTTAGTCATTATCCAAGCGGCCTGATTAGTCTCTAAAGCCTTTAGAACTTCATCTAGGTTATCCATCGTTAGCTCCTCACCGGCATTAGTAGGTACTTAGTCGCACCGTCCTTAGATACAAATAACACGGGACGGGACTGGTCATTAGCCTGAACCTGAACGAACTCGTCCATACCGGCCAACTTAGTCAGCGTAGCGAGATACTTAGGATTAAAGGCTATCGAACCGTCGAACCCCGTGAAACTCGCAGGCCATAAGTGAGACAGGTCGGGATACTTACCAGCGCCGCCCTGGTCCTGGCGATACAACGCAATGCTCGAACCGCCAACGGTGATCGTAATCGTAGTTTCGGACACCTCGATTACAACCTCACCACGATACTTAGCACCTATGGCCTTAATCGCACCGTCAAGGTCCTTAGCGTTAATCTCAAACCGGCCCAGCTCACTCCCCTCGGCAGTCTCTCGGACTACCTCAGCGATACGGAAGCCGTCAGTCGCATAGGCCTTAATCGAACCCTCAACACCTGGCTCGAATACGACACGCTGCAACAAATTACTGGCCTTATCCTTACTGGCACATTGGCCTACGGTAGCTAGGTCCCGTAGGACCTGACTACTCAAAATTACTTTAATCATTTACTACTCCTTTATTAGTTAGGTCCCAGTCACGGGACATTTAGATACTACTTACTCGACACTCTAGTGTCAAGAACTCCGGCCAACTTACTAGCGGCCTCGATTAGCTCGGCAGGTAGGTCCATACTATCTAGCGGCACTCCACCGATAAAGCCGCCGCAGGACTCGATAAGGTCCCAGCCGTCATAGTCGCAGTTATCGCAACTGCACTCGTGGAGAACCTTACGCTCCAGGTTAAAGTAATACACCTCACCATTAGCCCACTGAGAGTAGGTATCTACCTCGGACCGCAGGACCTCGGTAGCTCGCTCCTTATCGGTAGGATAGAAACCGTTAAACTCCAGTGTCTCACCTAGCGCATAAATAAAACCTACCTGACCGCTATCCCAGGGATCACTGAACGGACGGGTCGAATACTTAACGCCACTGTGCTCGAACTTAAACACCGGCAGCATTACACCGTCAAAAGAAAACTCATTCCACCATTCCAAAAAGTCTTCAGGACTGTCGAACTCATTTTTATCAGGTGAATTGTAGCCTCGGTCCCAGGTGATAAAGGTCCCCAAGTTATCCCAGTCTCTCGGACTGTCGTGCTCGGCACTCATCTCATCGAACTCGACACGCAGCCGATAGTCCCCTACGATTACTTCATTACTCATTTACTACTCCTTTAGTTATACCGGCAGTCAAACCGGACTAGAACCATTAAACCATCATCAGCTCCAAGTGTCAAGTTTATTTTTTAGCGAACCTGAGAAACCTGAGAGACACCGAACTACACCTACTTATTAGC